ACTATCAATATCACTCTTGCTCACAACAAAAATGTTACGACGATCTGAAAGGGTCAATCCTACTTCTGAAGCATCATTCATAGTTTCTGCACCACCAGTATGTGCTGTATTTGCTGAAACTGTTGCAACTCCATTTGTGAATGTAACGGTTCTTTCTGATGAAAATACAAATTCGGTGTCTACTGCATCAAGTGCATCTTTTAGTGTTTTTGTTCCTGTTTGAGTGAACGGGAATACAAGAGTATTTTTACCAGATTCTTTTAGAGAGGCATTGCCACTTACCAGAACAAGATCCGCACAACTATTAGGTCCGGTTGAATTGGTAATGTGTATTCCTCGGGCATCAGTAAATTTTTTGTTGGCATCCATTTGAATATCGAAAATATACAAACGAATCTGGCCATCAACAGTTCCTGTTGCACCAGACTCATATTGAATACCACGAATTCTTGCAGTCCCAATCTCATTTCCTTGTGCGACTCTATCACCATATTCTTTACTAGTAACACCGTTTTGAACTGCATCGCGGATAGAGACTTCACGGAGTCCTTGGAAGTCCCAAGTGCCAACAAGCTCTTTTGCGAACACATAGTTACCGATTGCTTGTCCAATGGTTCGTGCGTCTTTAGTTTCAAAATCTGTTGCTTTATCTACATCTTTAAATCTAGGAGCATGGAGTGAAATTCTGTTTCCACTCACATAACCAGTACCCTTTTCTATCTCTGCAATTAATTTGTTTGAGTCTCCTCCACCATCAGCATTATATCTTCCATAATTTGTAGGAGTCCGCAAATGTTCGCGAATCCGAATGTTAAAGGGATCGGTTGCATAGTTGCCATTAGTTTCATATTGTCTTTGTGCAATATACTGTGCAATATCAGAATATACTGTGTCTGTAAATTTTTGTGTTACAACACCTTCTCGTACTTCAGCAATAGTAAAGAAAGTAGTAGTATTTGCTGTATTGATGGGACGAGAAGTTAATGTGGGAGAAAGTTTGAGTCGCGACGCACCCGGAGCGGCAAAGTTTGTAGTGCCTGTCGCATTATCTAATAATGAAGAATCAATATTGGAATCAACGGTTGTTTCTGTTGTTTCAAACCCAACCTTTTTGTTTGCTCTAGTTGAATACTTTTCAAAAACATGAGATTGAGGTGCGACACGAATAAAATGACCTTTATGGTAAATAATCCCGTCACTAACTGTTGCTCGCAATCCTTTGCCCACTGCATCGTCAACAATAGTATTTGATGCAACTAAAAATCCATTATCAGAACGTCGACGGACAACCAATACTTCATTGTTACCAAATGCCTTAACAGTATTGTTTGAACCAGAATTAGTGTACTTGACAAATAAAGATAGGTAGTTGGGTGCCGCTGCTTCTGATCCTTCTTGTGCATCAATCAATTGTGCAGTCATTCCAGTGGTCTCACCTGTAACGACTGCGTTCGCAACAACTCCGTTCTCAAAAAAACTTGTAAGCAAAACGGTTGCGTTGTTTGCATTTTTATCCCTTAATTTTACATAATCAATTTGTTCTGATTTAAAACCGACACCAGAGACAACCGTACCATCAACAAGAATTTCATTTGCAAATCGTTCAATTTGATTTTGGAGAATACTTTGAAGTTGAGTCAGTTCTCTTGCTTGCACCGCAAAACCGGGTCTAAAAAGCACTCGATGAAAATTTTTATTTTCATTGAAATCGTCGAAAAATGGACTTTGGTTAAAATTGGTTTCGATTGTCATTTATACTACCTTTAAAAATCCAACACGATCTTGATATCTTCTGTTTGATCAGGATCTCGTGTAACTGCTTGTATATTTTCGATGTACATAATTTCACCAGAAAATGTGTTTGCTTCTGGTCCTTTAATTGCTTCAATAGTTGCGATTTCAGATTCACTAGTACTTCTTAAAATCACATCGTCTTTCGTAAAAGGAGGGTTATAAGGACCATATCCTTCTACATTATTTATATAAACTGTATAGAAGGATGGATCATTAACAGTCTCATCTTCTCGCACATAAACTATATTTCCATTCGCTGCTTTGACTGCATTCGATAATGCTTTGTTTGCCCTAACAATAGGATTTGTATCCGTTACAAATTGAAGTGTTCCAAGTTCTGCTCGCTCTTTAAGTCGTTTATTTGTAATAATTTCACGAGGGTATACAGGATTTATTGGAAGATTAGTTGCTTGGTTCATCTGATTATATGATATTTGCAATCTCGTAGTAAATCTAAGAGAGTTTGGACTGTTAGATGTATTTGCAATACTTTCGAGTGTGACAAAATCATTGTTAGCATCACACTTAAGAACCGGATCTTTCAAAATACTAATTGTTCTAAATTCTGTATTTGAAGGAATGTAACCTGCACCTGTAGACGATGTGCCTTCCTCTCGGCCGAGTTTAACATTTAACAACACTTTATCAGCAGATAGTTCTCTAATTGGATTTGATCCATGACCACCAACTGGTGATATTACAACATTTGCAGTAGCATCAATACCTGAGTTTGCTGTAATAAGACAATCTGCTCTCGTATAACGAGAACCTATTGTAATCATGTTTATGTTAGAAATTGTACCTGAAGCAGATACACGAGTATATGCCTTTGCGCCTATACCATCTCCAATAATTGTTGCTGTTGGTGAAATAATAATTCTTGAATCAGTGTTGGGAGTTGTCGCAAACGCAGTATTCACTGTGATTACCCTTGTAGACGATGAATAGTCAATAATTCTTCGTAATTGTCCTGCTCCAGTTCCTGAAATAATGTAAACTGAAGATTCCGTGTACTCATTATTATCTGATGATAATTCATCAACGGTATCATTAGAGATTCTAATTGTAAATTTCCCACCAGATGCGACAATTCCATTTTCAACTTCGAGATAACCTGCCCCAGTAGAAACTGTTTCAATAACTTCAATCGAACCATTTACCGCAGCGTTTTGTACTGCGATTTGACGATCTGATTCTACACTACCTTCTGAAGCACTAATTGTTTTAACAGGCATATGCACTGCAGTCAAAAATTTATTTGCTTCTCCAAGAGTAATGCTATACATATATTTCCATGTATACCCATCAGATGTTGTAAATGATGAAGTTGAAAATCCAGTTGGTTTGACTGTAGAAGTGCCACCCTTGTTGTTAAAAAGACACTTGTATACATTGTTTTGATCTGTTAGCACATAATACGCACGATCATACATATCGGTATCAGTATCGCGGTACATTGAATAGATAGTGCCACTAGTCCAGTTGTGACGAGTCGTAACATGACTCACATCTTCCGTGGTAATCCTTTTGCCACCAATGAAATCACGATGTGCTTGATATTGAAGATATTGTTCATTGTCTTCAGGATTGACTGGAGTTGGTTCATTTACATAAGGAAAAACATTACCAATGACTGCATATAAAATGACAGAATTTTTGGTGTTTCTGCCATCTGACGCATTCATTGCTGAAATGAATGCTTCTGCGTTATTGATTGATAAGTCTTTTGTTGCGTATCTATAGACTGCCATTATTGTGATCCGTTAATTAATAACTGTAGAAGAAAAACACTCTGCACCAGACAAATCTGCAAGAGTCCAGTTCTTATTCAAAGTAAGTTCTGTATCAGTTCTTACACTATTTATGGTTGTTGTAACAAACTCATTGTCACTTGTTACAAAAATAATTTCATCCCCATCACTAAATTCGCTAGTAAATGAAGTTCCAGATCCAGTTACAATGATCGAATTAGCATAGTAAACATTTGCAGAAGTTTGTGTTGCAAAAATCCAAGGTTCTGATAATACTGTGTTTGATGAAGTATATATTGACCCAGACACTTCGATAAATTTGTTTGCTATTCCATCACCCGGATCTATTTCAATAATCAGTGAATCAGATGCACTAAACTCATTGGTAAAGTCTGTGGTTGTTCCTACTACATGAGTATTACCATTTTGAATTGCAATAGTTCCAGATGCTAGTGTCTTAGCAACCGAAACAGTTCCACTGATCAATGAACTCGTTGATGTGTTTGCGGTTGCTTGCACATCAACCGACGCATTAGACTGAATCCTAAATGCACCAAATAATTTTTGACCCGCGGGGTGCGTTAAATTTAATGCAATGTCTCTAAATCTATCCAATGAAATAGGAGAGTTAACTTGATAAGAATATTCTTGATAGTAGTCTGAATCTTGAATATATGATCGTTGTGAAGAAAGATGAGATCTGGATGAAGTATAATATCCTTCAGAGTTCGCGACACCAGAAAGTTCAATAGTCCCGGTTGCAGAAGTTGCCAACCGCCTATTAGTTGCTTGAATAATTACAACTTCTCCGTTACGATATGCGAACCCAGAGTCTAAAACTCTAAGACCTGTTAATGTTCCGTTCGCACCGATGCTAGAACGAACAACTGCATTCTTTCCTAACACCCCACGATCTTCTATTGAAACGATCTTTGCTTGTGCTGAATCCTTAAGTGGACGAGTATCCGCAGATCCCGGTGTGTATGATTGATCGTAAATTTCGATTGTGCATACTGCATCGTTTGCGAAATTTACATTTCGAGGTTCTCTCTGCAAGAAATCTTGGAAGACCCGAACTTGAGTTTCATAAGTTCCATTAGCATACTGTATCGTGCTGATTGGAATACCAGTTCTCTGAGAACCTTTAACATCACCAGAAGCGCCAGTTGATGTCTGAACAATACGGTCATTCGTATCAATTGTAGTGTATTGAGAGTTACTTGGACTCGTATCCCAATTGGCGTCGTCTGTTTGTAATGTGAGAACGACCTCACCAATTCCAAGAGATGCGATGTCAGGTTCAGTTATACGAATCGTAGGATTCAGAGTATAACCAGATCCACCGACTGGCAAACCAAGAGACACAATTGTTCCAAATGTAGTTGCCTCAAAATTCAATGCATCTCTTAAAAGAGTGAATGTGTTTTCTATCGTGGTGTTCGTAGTTGAGTATGCAACATTGCCCACTGTAATATCAGTGACTACATCGAAAATTCCTTCATCTGCAATAAACCTTCCCATTGGACCAGTGTCAAATTGAGTTGAAACGTTTGCTTGATAAGTAACACTATCCGTAGTGTTCACTGCACCGATTCTGTATGTGTAAAGGTCTCTCCCACCCAAACTAAATGAATCTACAGTTCCGACCGTTTGTGTATTTGCTCTGAGTGGATCCCTGAGTGGATCACCAGAATCCAAAATTATAAGGTTGACCTTTTCACTTGATGTAAAAGAATCACCATAGTTACGAACCATTAGTTCGATGGTATCCGTACCTTCATCGTATACTGAATCAATGTGCTGAACTACTGCATTTGCACCGGAAGTTACTCCATTTAAAACATCACCAACTCTAATGAGTGGATCTGTCGTATTTGCAATCGTAAGAGTGCTATTATAATATCCGTTTGTAGTTCCAACATGACGAACAATTCCTGTTGTACCAGAAGATCTACCTGCAACGATATCTCCAAGAGATAATTCATTGCCACTTATAATACCAATACTTACAGGTTGTATTCCTACGGTATTTGCAAAGAATGACGAAACTGTTCCAATAGTTGTTCCGTCTGAAGTGCTAAGATTAATTTTTTCTGAGGAGGTAAAATTTTTATATCCGTCAATTTTGATAACAACATCTGTACTATCATACGATCTAATAACTTCTTTTACTACTGCATTTGCACCGGAGGTTTCTCCAAATAGGGAATCGTTAACAGATAATCCCGGATCAGAGGTGTTAGCAATAACTAACACCGCATCAACATGATCTCTAAAATTAATATTGTTTTCAATTTGTTGTTGCTCTCTAAATCCATAATCTGGTGATCCAATAATCATATTTGCAAAGGTAGATAATTTTGCAGAACCCTCTGGAGATCCACCAGTGAGTTCTGGGTCTGCAATTACTGGAGCATTGCTTCCAAATAAGGTATTTGATGTGATGAGATCTGTATTAATCGTAATTGCAAATGTATCTGATATATCAGATGTGCCAATTTGAAAACTTCCGACTTCAGTAGTGTCTCCTCCAATAATTTCAATAACCGAACCATCAGGTTCTGTGGATGCAGTGTAACCAGACCCACCATTGACAAGAGAAAATGTGAGAGATCCACCAAGGTCTTGAGTTGATGTGACAACTACCTTTCCAAAATCTCCGTTGAGAGAAGAAATAATTTTGAGAACATCACCTGCTTCGTATTCACCACCGACACTATTAATAGTAATTTTGTATATACCAACTTCAACTTTAGGAGTGTGACCAACACCACCGACATCAGATAATAATCTAATAGGTTCTAAATCGTTAAATGTCCCTTTAACATTTGAAACAATAATTTGGTTGATATCTCTGCCATTAACAGTCTTACGAATAACATCTTCTACAAGTGCCTCTGCTTGAGATTCAATTCCTTTTATTGTCTTTCCGATAAAACCGTAATTTTTTTGATCAAACACTGCAACCAAATATCGATCAATATTCCACTCTCCATCTGAAACTTTAAGAATCTGATCGGCAGGATATTCGATTTCAATATCTTCATTGTACAATGCTTGGAAAAGAAGTTTGTATGATGCGATAGTTCCACGAGATTGATTGAAGTACTTTATGTACTTAATCATCAAGTTTTTATCTGCAACAACATTAATAGGAACATTTGGTAAAAATGAGTTGATGAAATTATTAATAAACTCATCGATGGTTGTCGTTGCATCTCGATATGACATCAGATTGCGTACTGCATCTAATGCTTTTCCGTTTGTTTCTAAGTACTCGTAATATGCTTCGATAAAGAGAAGAAATTTTTCTCCGTCTTCTTTGTAAAAATCTGGAAACTGTTCTCGGACTTGTTTCGCCATTTTGTCGATGTACAAACTGGAATCACCAACCCATTGACGAATTCCTGTAGGACGAACATTCGATCCATGAGTTGCACCTGTTAAAGGCATGTAGAAGGTTTGAGTGATTCCTTCAAATGTATGAGAGTGAGACACTCCCGATCCATTCTTATCTAAATCATATGCATTTGCTTCGGACTGTGAAACAAAAAGAGGATAAAAGTATCCAGTTTGACCAACAGAAGAAGATCCTGATCTACTATCACTTGCGGCAGTTCCATTAATCCAGAACTGAATTCCCTTTCCTACAGAATGTGACATTAATAGGAACTTCCTTGACCTGAACTAGTTGCAACCGTCTTGCCGATGCCTTCACCGATAACTGTTACTGACGCGTCATCTGCTTGCATTATAAGAATTTGTTGTCTCACTGGAATAATGTCAAAAGTGTCGGGTCTTGCGGATATTTTAAGTTCTATGCCAGAGTAACTTGTTGGTTTAAAGTTGTTAATAATTACTTGACCAGTATCATAGTTTATAGTACCGATTGAATCGTTCACAACAATTTTTTGTTTATCATTATTAAATCGATACACCCTAACAATCCCATTGAGATCGTCAAAGAAACATGTAAAATTATTCAAAACAAATTGAGTCGATTTTAAACTTTCTTTACGTAGAGAGTTGCTAAAATTTAAAGTAATTTTTTCTGCACTGTTTGTGTTTGGAGTAATTCGTTTTTCTAAATTTATAATCGCATCATTGTTTATAATTGAACCAATACTGATGTTATCCAACGCACGAACAAACTTTGAGTATCTCAAACGATTGCCAAATCGTTCTAAATTGTTTGTAGAAAAACTTGTAATGGTGTCTTTCACTGCTTGAATAATTGAAGAGGTTGTTTCCGTGGTTTTTGTTGCATCAAAATTTGTGGTAATTGTAGGTATAAGATATGTGTATTCTGGGTCAATAATAACAGGATCAATTGCAAGAGGAACACGGTCAAGTATTGACAATCTTATAGCATTTTTTCGAGTTGTGGTTATAAAATTTTCAGAGAAAGGTTTTGCCGCGATGTAAACTTTACCATATACTGGAGGGGTTGCTTTTTCTCCTCCAAACGCAACCACAGATTGCAAGTCTGGATTTTCAGTTAAAATAATCCTAGAATAATCGTTTTCGTTAACCGCACGATTCTGTGTTTCATAATGCCTCGGTGCATTAAATTTAATAGAATCAATTGATTCTTGAGGACGACCACCAGAGGATGCACTGTTTACCGTTAGTGTCACATCAGTATAAGACACAGATGCAGGTTGCACATTAAGAGAGTCCACACTAAATGTTGATGATCCATTAGTGTCTTCACCACTACATACAAGATAATCTACAATGACAATATTTCCATCGACGATTGCTTTACCAAGAGATCCATTTCCAAACACAATTTCATATTTTCCATCACTTGCTTCTTCAAGAAAATAAACACTGTCTGTGGATAAAACTTGTGCAACATTTGTCGCACGAGAAAATTCTACTTTTGTAGTATCCGCAGAAGAATTTTGCACATTGACAACGATACTAGTAGTGTCTACATTTTCATTGGGAATGATATATCGAGCTGGATTGTTTGCATCAACTACAAATCTATGTGTTACAGGCGTCCCTTCTTTAATTGTAATGTTTTTAGTATATGTCGGAGACGCACCACCAGAACTAACGACAGTAAATGCTTCTGGAGTAACATAGGTGTATTGAATGTCATCAATTGTTGTTGTGAATGTTGAGTTTTTAGGAATGGTAAATTGAGAGACAGTTGAGGAATCAATGCCAGTGAAAGTTAAACTGACATTTGCACTTGCACCGACTGCGGAAATAGGAGTGTAACCTAACGACTTTGCAAATGATGCGACTGAATCTCTCTGCTGTGCAGTATCCAAAAACATTTCATTTGCAAGCATGTTAATGTAGAAAGAATTGTAATGCGTATTGTACGCAAGAACATCCAAAAGAACCGCCATTGCAGAACCTTCAAAATCATAATCAGAAAATTGATTTTGTGAAGACAAGTAAGATTTTAAATTAGTTCTGATGTCCTCAAAATCTAATTCTGTAACTCTTAAATAAGTATTTGCTGTGGTTGTCATCCTATCGGACTCTCTCTAAAATTACATCCAGTACAACTGGTTCTGGATCGTTTAAAATAAAAAATGCAATTGATAAAGTGACCGCATTTAAGTCTGGTCTTTCTTCTACCAAAACATCGATTAGATCTGCACGAGGTTCATAGTTATTAATAACTTCTCGTATTGAATTCTCCATATTCTGTTTTGTGATTGGAGTAAATAATTCAAATAAGTGATATCGAATTCCACAACCAATATTAGATTTAAAAGGTCTTTCATAAAAATCAGTCAATACCAAAGATTTAACAGACTGCTTAACAGCATCTCTGTTTGTTTTACGCGACAATTTTTTAGTATTCGGATGCGGTATGAATCCGATATCTATGTCACTGTATAAATCTGTTTTTGGTGTTGGCATCTGTTAACTCTTTTTTCTTATATTTAGTTAGAATTTTTAGCAGTTTGAATTTCTGCTCGTCTTTCTTTACATAACTTTGCAATTTCTGCTAGTGCTTTTCTCGCACGAGTACCTGCCGTTTTATTTCCATTCTCAAATTTTTCATTTTCTATTAAGTAGATCTCGTATAGTCCTACTAATGCGTCATGACTTTTCATAATTTCCTCTTGACAAAATTCTTAATTCTGTGTATAATAACTATGTCGTCCATTAAGAACTATTAATTTGGTGTTGATGTCTCACTTCCTGCTATTCCTGCAGGGTCAGTATGAGTATGTCCTGTTAATGAAATACCAGAAGCAACCACATCACCAGTTCCTATTGTGATTGTTCCAGTAGATGCATTGATGTTCAAATCTGTACAATCAAAATCAACATTTCCATCGACAAGAATCTTTACATTTCCTTTGACATGAATAGAATCATCATTTGCAACCACTGTGTATCTGTCTTTGATAATGTGTGTAGACATATCACCGTCAGGGTGTACTTGATAAAAAGTGCCTGACTTATGATACTCTCTAATTCGTTCAGCATTCGGGGTATCATCGAATTCTTTAACATGACCACTTTCAGTTTGCATAACATGATTATATGGATATTGTGTATTGTATGGATCTGAGGGTTCACTAATTGATGCATCTGCGGTGTAAGAAATTGTATTGTTACCTACTGCAAGTTGATTTGTATCAATCGTACCATTCTGCGAACTATTAATGGTACCAAGAATCATCGGTTCTTGTGCTCGTTCACCATCAATAAAAAATCCTACAACCCAAGAACCTACAAGTAATCCTGTTGGTGATTCTCCGATACCTAAATCAGAAGCACTTGTTACAGGATTAACTGGTATTGCCCAAGGAAGATCTTCAGTAGGAATTTGTGACTTATCGTCAGTGTGCCAACCGAAACACCGGACACGCACACGACCAAGTTGTACAGGATCATTACGATCCTCTACAACTCCGACAAACCAAGTAAAATTACCCCTTCCTATGAAGTTTCTCATTCTCTACCTTTTCTACATAATTTAAAAAACTGAGGAGACCATTTTTCAGGGTCTCCTTAGTTACTTCTTGCTCTTCAACCCAATCAGTGAGCGTATCCAATCCATGATCATTTCTTTTTTGATTTTTTTGTGCTCTTTGGTTCTTCAACGAGAGTTTCCTCATGTGCGGGTTCTTTAATTTCTTGCAGAAACTCCGGTTCTTGCGGAACTTGAATTTCTGGTTCTACAATTTCTTGTAGAACTTGTTTTTTTGGTAATGGCATATTGCCTCCTTACTGCTTGGGTATTTTAATCTGACGCAATGCGTCTTTTGGTACATTATTTTTAATCCAACTGAATACTTGCTTCTGAACTGCCGCGTCCTTCATGAATGATTTACCAGACTTTTTCAGAGTGACATAGGTGAAGTCCTTGACAATCATTTTCTTTGAACCACTGCCCTTAATCACATTCCCGTCGGCATCAGTGTATGGAATCGTGTTTTCGCGATTGTTGAGAATGACTCGCACCTCACCATTGACACCACGAGGCAGTTTGCCTTTGATAATCTCAGTCATTGTCTTTGATGCTCCAATGTGTGTTTTTAGCATAATGTCGTCTGGTACAACACGGTCACGTTCTTGGTTTGCCTTAACTGCCACATAGTAGTCTGCTAATACCCAAGTCACGTGAATATTTTTTGCATCGTATCCCAATGCATTCAGCATCGGCATCATTTCTTTGATATCTTCGATCTCTTTCAGTGTAACATCAAACATCAGGTTTGGCAAGGTATCTGTCGTCTTGGATTGGGATACTGACCTCGCAAGAGAAAGCAATGCTGAGTCTCTTACACCAGAGTCTTTAACCATTTGATGTAACGCAGCGACATCATCTGGATTACGCAAATCCATTTTAAGGTCACGGACTTTGATGAATAACTTCTTGAGTTCGTCTACATCGAACACCTTGAACTTGTCTGCTTCCATGAAGTTCGATTGTGCGAACCCTTTACCAGAACCTGCACCACCTGCTAAGAACACTACTTGACCGTAGCGTTTGCCTTGGTTGTACATAATCAGTTTTTCTTCGAGCTGCTGATAGTCACGCATCTCTACATGTTCTTTAAAGTGTAGCATTAGATTTCTATCCCTGTGTCCTTAACACATTCCAAGTAACTAAAAAATTGTTCTTCTTTCATCTGATGACGAATTTTGGTAATAAGATATTTTCCACTTAGATATTTATCTTGCTGTCCATCTTTCTTATTTAGAGTTGTTGCAACTGGTATTTCTAAATAGATCGTATTCCCTACAATCAAATTTTCGTCTCCGGGTATTACTACATCCACTACATTATTAAAAATGTGTGATTTGTAAGATTGTGTTAACCCGACACTTTGATTTATTTTTTTAGGGTAAGGTCTTTCTGTGGTAAATAAAGAATCCTGATCGTGATTTGTTCTTGATTGCATCATGTATAGCACAGGATCACCATCAATTGATCCCGGTATTTTAAATTTTTGAAGAGTGTTAAAGTCCGAATGTCTTTTTTCATAATCAAAAGTTGTTTCAGTTTTTGTTTTTCTTAAAATATCTAAGTTTATTGTTTTAGACCTAAATAAACCCTTTTGACTGTTGTTTAAAATATTGGATTGTTTTTGTACAGTGTACTCAATAATTTTTGATGCATCTTTATATTGATCTTCTTGATCATTATCAACTTCGTTTCCTATTGTAGGAATGTAAGTAAATCGTTTTACGAAATCTTGCTTGATAAGTTCATTCACATCTTCAAATTTAAATCCTACTGTGTCCTCATAAAATCTATAGAAAGGAATATTTTTTGTATTGTTTGCTTCCTTGGATAGCAACTCAATTGTTTCTCCAACTGTCATATTTGGAATAATATATTTTTGCAAACCAGAAGTGTCACGAACAAATACTTCTTTATTTAATCGGGAATTTGTAACACCTTTATAACTGTTGTACAATCCCTTTACTTCTTTTGAAAATACAAATTCGTCAACAATAGATTTTACCATTGCAGAAATTTTATTAGGACCGTATGAACGACTGATTTTCTTTACCGAGGAAAAATAAGATTCGACACTAATACCCGATAGCATATAACTTTCGATTTTTTCGTCTACACGAGATCGATCTGTTAACTCATATAATGCAAAAGACAAAATAATATCTTTACCGCCGGGAACTGCAAATTTGATAATAAACATTTCACCTCCGGTAAATCCTCCAATCAGTTTATTTTTGGAATCACCTTTTAAACTATCAATGAGTCCAACTGCGTCTTGAATAACCAAGTCGCACTGCATATAATGCTCATGGAGACTTTGATAAAAATTATACTCTACAATTAATTTTTCAATATCAATGATCTGACCTGTAACTGAGATCAAAAGAGATTGCTTGATATCGATATCACCTGCAAAACGATATCCTGTTTTGGACTCTTTTGCCACTAAATACCATCCTTCAGGATTACTTCAACTTCACTTTTAACTTGATTGATATACCGTTTGTCAAGTAATTTGATATTCCTTTTCTTGTCGTTGGCGTCCACTTCGAAATCATATTTCGTAATGAGTTCTCTGTTGGACTCAGACAGAGAATTATAAGTTGTTTGGTCTACTACAATATATTTTTTATCGATAGTCGACCCATCTATTCGTGTGCTTTTATTTCGTATAATTTGACGATATTCATGCACCAAACTTTGAGCACGAGGAATGCTTTGATACTTATTTTTGATAAAAGTTTCTAGATCTTTATCGAACATTGGATAGTCAAAGTAAGGATCAGTTAAATCATTAAAGTGCAATACTAACCATGCAAGATCTGAATCTCCATAATATTTTTCTGCGACGACATCTGGACGATCACCAGACTGTAAAGTATACTCATAAAAAACATCGGTACGATCTTGTAAATTATTACGTATAATAAACCGTCTTAGAATGTTTGTGACATCGATGGTCTGACCTACATTTGTTAGATCGTGCTGAGTCGTCGGAAAGTAGGAAAAATATTCAGACATTAGTTGTATCCCTCATATCTAGACACCACATCTTGTCTCTTGGAAATGTTATTCTTCTCCATAGATTCTTTAGTCTTAATTGCGGTTTCTTGGAACTGTAACGATATGCTTATGTTTACGGGTGCTTGTGTATTTTCAAAAAATAATGGTGTGCCTTGACCATTGTAATTTACTTGAACCGATTGCAACACACAGATTTCATATTCGAACAAATATTTTCGAATGCCTTCTGCAAACTCGATATAAAATTCATCCGGATACTGAAAAGCAAGTGTCCCCGCAGTGTAAGAGGGTAGCATATGATAACTAAATGAATCAATGATTTCTTTAATCAGATCAGACTCTTGTTGATTTCTTGCGATGAAATTATATGTAAATGAGTGTGTACGGAAACCAACACCATTAAAGACTACTGCCATATGTGGATTTAAAGAAATGCCTTCATTCACCGACAGTCCAGATGCGACACCACCACTAGTGCCACCAAGTGCTAAAAGTCCTCCAATACCACCCGCAAGAGATGTTGCCGCACCTACAAGTGCAGTTGGTCCTAATGCTCCTAGTACTTGAACTCCTGCATCGGTATCACCAGATTTAAATGCTTGCATTCCTGCATCAATTTTAGAAGATACCATATCTGCGATGGACGAACCTGCTTGTTTGAGTTCGTTAGCAGTAATCTGACCCGCAGCTGCGGCACCAAATATTCCTAGATTTTCGTTTGCATAGTTAGCACTATAAGTAACTCCTAGATTAGAAGGAACTGGAAGAACTATGTGTTTTTTGTAGTTTCGTTTTGCCTTATCAGTTCTTTGAGCACGATCATAACGCATGACACTAAATATTATATAGTGTTCGTTATCAATGTCTGGAGGAAAGATAATTGAAGGTTCTACTTTGTTATTTTTATACAATTCTTTTAGGGGAGAAACCATTCTGTTCGAACGTTTGACGTTCTTAATTAACTCGTTAAAGTTTGCAGAAATTGATACTCCATTCGGTCCTGCGGATACTGAGAATGCACCTTGACCCGATGCTCCTAGTGCATTCTCTAATTGACCAGATGCTTGTGCAACAACAGATTTCCCACTTGCAGCGAGTTGTTTAAGATTTATTTTAGGCATCTAAATATCCATTAATCCATTTTGACTATTTATAACACATGAAAACATATAAAGGAAAATATCAAGTTAAGAACCCTCAGAAGTACAAAGGTAATCCAAATACTGTTGTGTTTCGTTCTTCGTGGGAATTAAAATTTTTTAATTATTGTGATCGAAATCCAGACATACTGCAGTGGTCTTCGGAAGAAATTGTTATACCTTACAAATCACCGATGGATAATAAATGGCATAGGTATTTCCCTGATGTGTGGGTTCGAACTGCAAACAACACTTTTCTTATCGAAATTAAACCCCTCAAAGAAACCCGTGAACCAAAGAAAAGATCTCGTGTCACAAAAAATTATTTATATGAAGTTAGAACATGGGGTATAAATAGTGCTAAGTGGGAAGCGGCAAAAGAATTCTGTGAAGATCGTAAGTGGAAATTTAAGATTATCACAGAAAAGGAATTAAAACTTTAATGGCAAAAATATTTGACGACATTCTTGTGCAAGGAGTTCGTAAAGGGCAGATACCTGCACGAACGCAAGGTGCAAGAGATTGGTTTCGAGATAAAGCAAGAAGCACTAGAAATGCATTCGCATATCCAGACAACATACTCAAAACATCTGAGGGAGAAAAACCTCGTGTGGGTCCGGGAAGAATGTTGCACTTTTACTACGATCCTAAAACAAAACAACAATTGCCTTACTACGATAGATTCCCTCTTGTCTTTCACGCAGGAGACGCGAAAGGAGGATTTTATGGACTCAACTTACACTATCTTCCTCCACAATTACGAGCTGCGCTAATGGATAATCTATATGACATCACGAGTAATAAAAGATATGATGAGACTACACGACTGAGATTGTCATATGGAGTTTTAAAGGGAGTGTCTAAATATAGATACTTTAAACCAACATTTAAACATTATCTGATGGATCATGTCAAGTCTAAATTTATTGAAATCAATTCTACGGAATGGGACATCGCATTATTTTTACCAACCGAGAGATTTGAAAAGGCAGGTAAGTCAACAGTCTGGGCAGACAGCAGGAAAATGATTACATGACATTCAATATTAATAATCTTATGACATCGATCAACAAATCTGGTGTCGCAAAAACTTCTCATTTTGAAGTTCAAATATTAGGATATGGCACTTCAGGAGAAGAAAGGGATATGATGTTCCGAGCAGACACTGCGGAACTTCCCGGACGTTCGTTAGCAACAGCAGAACATCGATTTGATAATTATGGACCTTTAAACAAAGTTCCTTATGGTGCTCAAATCTATAATGACATTACTGTTTCATTTTTACTGTCAGAAGATCTTCGCGAAAAGGAATACTTTGAATATTGGCAAGAAAGAATTGTCAATACTGGTGCGTTTGAGCAAGGTGTTCAAGGGAGAACTTTTTCTCGATTCAACTCAAAATATTTTAATGATTACACCGGATCGGTTATTATTCGTCAATATGGATCAGCAGGTAATTTAAGTTCTATTCATGTTTTGAATGAGGCGTATCCAACGAATATGAATCCCATTGCAATGTCTTGGGGAGACGACACTCTCGCAAAATTGCAAATTACATTTGTCTACCGCAACTATAAGGTTGCGTTTAATGTTGGAGACCAACCAAGACGAGGTATTGGTTTTGGGTTCTCTATCGGACCCGGCGGTGTTGCCGGGAGTGTTAATCTTCCGGGCATTGGAAGAGCATCTGGTATTTTTGGTGGAGTCAACGCAGTTCAAGCAACAGTCGGAGATATTAATAGTCGAGTCGCACAAATACGTTCATCATTTTAATTGAGGTTTTATCATGGCATTACCGAGTATATCTACTCCTGAGTTTATTACGAATATTCCTTCAACAGGGGAAGAAATAAAATACAGACCGTTTCTAGTCAAAGAAGAAAAACTACTTCTCATGGCAATGGAAGGCAAAGACCAAAAGGAAATTCAGAATTCAGTTCAAAATATTTTAGTTAACTGTATTCTTACACCAATCGATATTAACAAACTTGCAACTTTTGATATCGAATATCTTTTTCTCAAACTGAGAAGCAAATCTGTTGGTGAGGTTGTCCAAATAAAAGTAGGACACACTGATAGTGAGTGCGCGCACCGAACTGATGTATCAGTTAATGTGGATGATGTCAAAGTCGTAGGTGAGATTCTTGATGGTAAAATTATGTTGACTGATGATATCGGTGTCGTATTAAGATATCCCAATATGTCTGATATTCAAACTGTTATTGGTGAAGATACTGATGCACTGTTTAAACTTGTGTATCGATGCATTGATTATGTATTCGATCAAGAGCAAGTGTATAATGATTTTACTGAAAAAGAAATTGAAGAATGGATGGAAACTTTAAACCAAGGACAGTTCCAAAAAATATCTGAATTTTTTAATTCAGTTCCGAGATTATCTCACGACATTACTTGGAAATGTAAGGAGTGTGGACAAGAAGAAAAAATTACATTGGAAGGATTGCAAAGTTTTTTTACTTGAGCATGATGCACGATTCCCTCGCGAATATGTATCAATTAAACTTTGCACTCATGCAACATCATAAATATAGTTTGACTGAATTAGAAAATATGATCCCTTGGGAAAGGGATATCTATGTGACTTTGTTAAAGAATTTCCTTGAAGAACAAGAAGAAAAAATGAAACAAAAGAGGTAAGTCACATGACAGAAGAAACAAAGAACGGATACCATCCCGCAGATACTAATGGGGATGGTGTAGTAAGTCCAGAAGAACGAGAGATGTATTTGGAATTTAAACGCAAAGAACTTGAAGACCAAGACAATCAACGTGACGCTATTAGAAAAATGGCATGGTTCTCACTCTGGGGTTTATTATTATATCCATTTGGAATCTTCATAACATCTGCTTTTGGTTTAGACACTGCGGCAGATTTAATTGCAGACATCGCTCCGACTTACTTTGCATCGATTGCCGTTCTTGTTTCAGCTTTCTTTGCCTCAGACGCGGTAGCACAAAAGAAAAAGTAGAGAATAAAAAATGGCAGATTTACCTGTAGTCAATAGACTTGATGATTTAAACAAAACCAGTACTGAAATTCGTGACGGTCAGGTAGACTCTGCCCAAATTTTTAAAAGTAATATGAAAGCACTTTCTAGTTCTAACTCAGGCATTAAGGCAGGATTGGATTCTTTAAATTTGACTCTTAACAAAATGTTCAATCTCGATGCGGAGCATCTTAAAACTCTAGAAGAGCAACTCCGTTTAACAGAAGAAAACCGTCGTGAAGATGACCGCGGCGAAGAATTAAAGTCAGGAACTGCAGATGCCAAAAAGAGTGATTCTAAATTTGATTTTAATCCACTTCTTTTAAGTGCATACACTGCCTTTGCCGCATCTTTATTTGGTTTTGACGCATACTTAAAAGCACTAGGACTACCTAAGACAATTGATCGTTTTAAAACAACTTTCAATGCTTTCAAATCTGGCATCGATAAAATAAAACTACCGAAAGTTACTGTCAGTAATACTGCAGTTATGGACAACATCGCAAAGCAAGTAAAATTTGCCGCATACGCTGTGGTTGGGTTGGGGCAAGATGGTAAACCGATTGCTGTCCGAGGTGCTGATGGAAAGTTTCAACAAGGTCTTTATAAACAAATCACCAATAGTGCGAATCAGATTGTCAAGGCATTTACAACTGGTTTAGATTCCATAAAAACATCAATTCTCGCAGGAGGTGAAGGTGGAGGACTCTTTACACGCATCAGTACAGCATTTACAACTTTAATCGATGAAGTTAAAAAACCATTTTTACTGTTTACCACAGATAATCCATTTACTAAGGGACTATCTGATGTCAAAAAATCTATTTCTGCATTCTTTGATGCACTTCCTAGATTTAGTATTAGTAGTGCAGATTCTGTCTTTTCTTTTGCAAAAGTACTTGGTAGTGCGAAAGAAGGAACTGGAATTCTTGGATTTTTCGGCAAAGCATTTGGATTACTTAACCCAATCATCAAACCTCTTAAATCAGTAGTTGGTATTATGCTTAGTCCATTTACTCGATTCTTTATAACCTTCATTGACTTCGTAACAGGATTCTATGAAGGGTTCACTAATGAAGAAGGTGGACTGATAGATAAACTCCTTGCAGGTATTGAGGGGGGGATTCTAGGTGTTATCAAAGGAATCACAGACGCAATCGATTTGATCTTTGTCAAACTTCCTGCATGGATTATGGAAAAACTTGGATTTGAGGACACTGCGGCATCACTATCCGACTTTAGTTTCACTGCGTTAGTTGACCCGATCTGGGATGGCATCAAAGGATTCTTTAAGAAATTATTCACTGGTGACTTTATGGGTGCATTAAGTGATATTGGAGATTTGTATAAAACCTTATATGGATTTATTCTTCGTCAAGTTTTACCCAAACCAGATCCAGACGCAAAGTGGTATAATATTGGTAATTTAGTATCTAAGGTAATTCCTGCATCGGTTTATGAGTTTGCAGGACTTGATCCTGAAACTGGAGAAAGAGTGCCAGAACCACCAGATCTAGTGCAACCGGATGATGTGGGAGAGGTTGTCACTCCAAGTGAATCTGCAACAGGTTCTGGAGGTCTTGCAGGTAGTGAAATACAAACAAGATCTGAGAATGTCGAAACTGCAAAACAATCGAATCCAACTATCAGTCCAGTTGTGTCTCCAGTATCTGTTGATGCGAGTTCACAATCTTCTGTCCAACAAGTTAATGCATTTGGTGGAACAAATGCTCAGAGGCAAAAACGAAATCCGGTAATGGATGATTTTGTATTTTCTGCATAAAAAAGGGGGACTTTCGTCCCCCACGCTACAATGGCACTGTAACTAGTCGTTTGCTAATTGCTCAAAAAATGACAGATCGTCATCATCATCTGCGGTTGTTGCAATTTTTGGTGCGGATGCCTCCTTCGGAGCAGGGGCAGGAGTAAAATCTTCTACCTCATACGCAGGACTAGGTGTAGTAGAACCTAACCCCAAAACCTTGTTAAGTTTTTGCTTGAGTTCGTCGTAAGACTTGAACTTGTCTGGTGACACTAACTCTTGGAGAGAGTACAGTCCTTCGTACACCTTTTCAAGTGAATCGTCATCACCATCAAACAACTGAGACGGTGCGTCAAACTCAGACTTATCGTAGTTGCGATAACCCTCAACTTGACGAATCTTCAGTTTGAAGTCGGCACCTTCCCAAAAGTCGAATGGGTTAACTGGTGACTCATCTTCAAACTCTGGTTGCATGAGATCATTGATCTTATCCCAAATCTTCTTACCATACTGGTACAGAAACACCTTGCCCTCGTTCTGAGGATTTGATGGGTCTTTGACGACCAGAATGTTAGAGAAGTACTTTAGACGACGCTTCTGCTTTCGTGCTTGCTCTTTACCTGCATCGGTACCGTTGTTCCACAGTTCAGAATTATACTCAGATACTGGATCTTTCTGATTCAGTGTAGTCAGAGAGTTCTCGATGTACCAACCACCAGTTCCTTGGAACCCATGATCGAATAGACGAACCCAAGGTAGATCTTCACCCTTTGGTTCTGGTAGAAAACGAATCACTGCGTAACCATTACCTGCTTTGTCGACAGTTGGTTTCCAGATGCGTTCATCCGGACCTTGTGAGACACCACTAGTGTTGTCAGAAAGTTTCTGAGTTTCTTGAAGCAACTTGTCGAGTGATGAGTTGCGTGACTTTTTGAGAGATGCAAATGAATTTGCCATAATTGTATATTCCTCGTATAATTGTATATTTTGTATGTAACTTGTCCACGTATTCATAATGTATTACCTTATATTACACCAATTAGGGGATGGTGTCAACCCTTTTTATTTATTAAACCACAGAAAGTTTGGGTTTCGGTTCAATAAAAACTGCTCTTGGCGCGTCTTGTTTTTCTGAAAGTTGTTGCTCGACATACGATAAGTTAACTTCTAAATCTTGAAGTCGTTCTTTAAGGTTTTGATTCTCCTTTTCAAGTTCTGAAATTTCGATTTGCAGTTCTGTTAAATCGTTATGCGTCATGAGTATGTCTCCAATACAATATGCTTTAGTTTGTTATTATCAGCATTAGTAAAGTGGTATAAGAACGGACGATACTTATGTATGAGTTCAACGACTTCATTCAGTATAATATCATCGTGCTTAGACCAATGTTTGGTAAAGTGTACCAGATCATCGAGTAAGACGAGTGTCTCTAGTGACACTGTACCCCTTTGATAGAGTCGGAATGCGTATGGGTGCTTTCCTTTTTCTATCACAAAAAGGTTATTAAAGTTCTCCTCTTTATCGTGTATCTGTGATAATTCTTGCCTGAAATTATATGTCAGAGATTCGATTCGTTTACGCCATTTTTTAAAATCAATTTCAGTCTTAGGTGTGAGTAGTTCTCCTATCCAAGTGTTGCCTCTGATGAAATTGGCAACGAGGTATTTGATAAAGTCGTCCCGATTGAACTTACGAGATGCCTTCTCAAAAAAATATTTATCTTTCCTTATTTCGTAAGAGGTGGTTTTTGCAGATATTTTTCCATGATATTTAAAAAAGTCGTATGACTTTTGCTTGAAGTGATTATTCACTGCAAGGTATGTTTGATAACAATCAAATCCACTCATTGTTTCACTCATATAGGTAGGCGATTAGGTTTCTCCAGAAAGTTAAGTTCCTGTGCTTCATATCTTAGTTTTTCTTTAATGACTCCATTACACAGTTTCGCGGCAACTTCAATTTCCATTTCGTGCTTTTCGCACCACCAAACGATAGCATCCATGTAACTTAATCTTTTATCTTTCACTGTTTCTTCTATAATTATAGAAAATTTTTGAGAAGACATTAAGTCTAGCATTTTTACTCCTATGTAATATTCTTTGTTTAATTAATATACCATATAGTAATGGTTTAGTCAAGTTCCATATTTATAAATAGTATCTCTAATCATTTGATTGAAATTCCCTTCACTATTTTTATATCATGAGTCACAAAAGGAAGAACTCATGATTTTCGAAGCTATCGCGGCAATTCAGATCGCAAACGAGGCAATCGGTGCCATTAAAGAGTTTGCGGGTCATGTCGAGTCCGTCGGTCAGATGGGCAAAGATCTCACTAAACTAGCAGACGCAAAAGATGAACTTGAGAAAGATGCGGCATCCGGTGATATGCAGGCGTTTTGGGCACTAGAAGACATCAAGAGACATGAAGCTGAAGTCAAGCAAATGTTTATTTACAATGGACGAGCTGGACTTTGGGATGATTACTGCAAGTTCATTGAAAACAGAAAGATGATGCGTGAAAACGAACGCAAACGTCAAGAAGAAAAAGAAAAAGCAAAGAAGAAACTCATTAAAGATACTTTAATATACGGAAGTGCGGGACTTGCTTGTCTTGCTGTTATCGGTGGTGCAATTTGGTTACTGCTATGGTTAATCTCACTTAAATGATAAGACCAAGAAGAATTGCGAAACCGAAATACGATTATTGGCACCAACTGTTATTTGAGAGAATACAGAAGGTGCGTGATGACTTTGAAGAAAAGAAAAAAATAATAAAACAGAAATGGAGAAGTCTATGAAAGTAAATGAGTATGACGTAGAGGTGATCAAAGTGGTTGACGGTGATACTGTTGATGTGAACATTGATCTTGGATTTGGTATTTGGTTGAAAGATGAACGCGTTCGTATTATGGGAATTGATACTCCTGAGTCACGGACATCAGATAAAGTCGAAAAAATATTTGGTCTTGCATCGAAAGCAAGGTTAAAAGAACTACTTGATGAAGAAGCAATTCTTATCACATACGATGATAAGAAAGGTGAAGATATGAAGGGTAAATTCGGAAGAGTACTTGGTGATTTTAGATGTGGTGGACGGACAGTAACTGAAATATTGATTGAGGAAGGTCATGCGGTAGCATATCACGGACAATCTAAAGATGATGTACAGGATGCACATATGGTAAACAGGCAACGTCTAATCGGAGAGGGAAAGGTTGAGATATGAAGCATATAGAAAACTGTCATGAAATGGCTAAGATGGCTGGTATTGCTTATCTGGACGGAAAAGAAGCATCCAAAGAGTATAAGAAATTAGGGTATACCAAGCACAAGTTTTTTGATGAAGATGGTGCTCAGTGCCATGCTGTATGGAATGATCGACGATATGTTCTTTGTTTCCGAGGAACAGAACCTGATGAACTGTCTGATATATTAGCAGATCTTAATGCGTTTCCTGATAAAGGCATCATGGGTGGATACGTTCACAATGGATTCCAAAATGAAGTAGAAAAGGTGTGGCCTAAACTCTTTAAACATTTTGTTGATAATGGAAACAAAAAGGAATTTTTCATCACAGGTCATTCACTAGGTGGAGCAATGTCAACTATCGCTGCTTCCAGATTTCAAGACTCAGTTGATTGTTTGTATACTTATGGTTCGCCTAGGGTAGGTACTAAAGGGTTTACTAAGACAATCAAATGTCCTCATTACAGACATGTAAATAATAATGATATTGTCACATCTGTACCTCCTGCTTTAATGTTCTATCGTCATCACGGCACTCTTCGATATATCAACTTCTATGGGTTTGTTCGTAAGTTGACTTTCTGGCAGAAGATCAAAGATAAGTTCAGAGGGTACAGATCTGGTATCTTAGATGGTGCTATGGATCACGGAATGGACAACTACGTAGAGTTTACAGGAAGGAAAGAAAATGCTTGAGAGAATGTTTGCTGATACATTATGGATCTGGACTGCAATAGGTGGTTCAATCATTGGTGCAATTGCATTAGCGTATCTCAAAGACACAAGAGCAGGGATCTGGTTTTATGGAAAGGTAGATCAGACTCTTGACTTTTTGGTTGCACGTTATGGGTGGACATGGTTAGAGCAACCAACAGACGCATGGCGTAAAAAGTATCCATTTGTTACCAAAAAAATAGACGAACTAGAAGACCGTATAAAGAAATTGGAGAAAGGTGGTGATTGAAATTCTATTAGTATTTTCAATTAACGGTAGACTTGAAGATATATCAGATCGAATATTCACTTCGTATGAAGAGTGCGCGACATTTGTCAACACTGTTGCGAATATGGATGTTGTGAACTCAGACTATGGATTTAAATTCGTCGCATCCGACGGTATGCTCTTTGAAGGGCAATGCGTCGAGATGCGAGAATGGTTTCTCAAGAAAGGTGACTTCAAGTTAAGTTAAATCCCCGGTGGTAACATCATTCTCATATTATTTCCACTTGCAATAATGCAGGTGACACCAACTTGTTTGTTCATTACAATGAATGACCAAGTGGTTGATCCTGCATTGATCCACAAAGAGTGAAACAGATCGTGTCCTTGACCATTTTGACTGGGTGCCATCATAACAACTTCTTCCGAATATTTATCTCTGATCCCTTCTAGAATATGTTCAGTATCACCGCAGAACATAGGTAATTGTTTTTCATCAAACGGAATACCATTGTGATCTGCGAATGATGCCGTCGTCCATAACAACATGAGTGCAATTAGATATCTCATGTTTTTTGCCTTTTTGAATGGGTGGGGACTTCTGTTGCCAAGTGTCCCCGAAACTCCGCAGTCTTAATCAGGCTGCAAGTGCGAACGTTTCATCGTTTGCGTTTGTCTTTTTGTAACTCTCGTCTAACCGTCCATCTGCCTGTCGAACCCAGAGCATCCCCCCGAATACCACTCATAGAATGATATTTGGTGGAGATGGAGGGAGTCGAACCCTCGTCCAAACACCTTCTTGTCAGCGTCAACAAGTTACTTTATATTTATAACATACATCAAACATATTTGCAAGACATATACTCCATCCACATCACTGCATCGTGTTCGGTGTCAAAGTATTGTAGGTAGGTATCCATTGCTTGGATGTGCCACATGAATACCATGATTTGATTGCCATACTTAGAAACCTTACAACCCCAATCTCCAATCTGAATAGGTTCGTAGGTTTCAAAATAGTTACGAGGTATAGTTGCCACTCTGTTCTTTCCTATATCGAGCAATGGTCTCTACGCATTCATAAATGTAATTGTCGCGTTTTTCCTCAAACACTTGAGGTTCCTCACCATCAACTGCGATTACCACTACAATTTTATTTATGGGAATACCAGTTCTCTCCTCCCACATAACCGCATACGCGGCACACTGTTGGAAGTAATTGGAGATATATTCTTTCTTTTTGAGTTTACGACTTGTCTTAAAGTCTATAACAGAGAGTTTACCATCCCACTCAGCAATGCAGTCCACACGACCAGCGACACCCAGATAAGAACTCCACAAAGGTACTTCTTGTGCGTAGATGTTATCGAGGTGTTCGTCGAGAACAGGTTTGAGAGAGTTGAAGGTTTCTCTGTCGTTTGGAAGATACTTCTTTGCATCGAGATCATTGTTGATATAGTGCTCGCACATTGCGTGGACGTTTGTTCCTCGCCTTGATGCTTTGGTTGAAATTTTGTTTGCTTCTGCTTCTCCAACTCTTTGTCTCCACTTCTTAATAGCATCTCGTGACAGAATTGACAAGACCGTTGTAATAGAGGGCAACTTACCTTGAGGTGTGACATAAAATCGCTTCCCATCGATAGTCTCTGTATTTAGTTCTTCTAGACTAAAATTTTTATGAGTAAACATAAATTAAAACAAACCATGTTTTTTTAGTACTTCTTGGGTTTTAAGATCTTTGGATTTTCTTCCTCCGACCTTTTCTGCGAGAGGAGTCGTCGGATGTGCTTCCGCGATGCGCGCAAGATTTTCTTTCCAACCTTCATCGTTTTTAAATCCTCCTGATCCACTGAC